TCAGGCGAAACAGCTACAAACGGAAATCGAGCGCGTGATCCGTGTACCGAGAAGCAGGGTAGAAGTTACCAACCGCGACCAAGCGCAAACGGAAAACGGCGTGTGGTATCGAGTGGAGAGTGTGCAAAGCGCCGATGACGCATATCCTCCGAGCTTGGACATCGCGCTGGTGCGTATCGAGCAGGGAGGTGCTAACGGGTGACGTGGTATGAAAAAATAATTGCTGTGCATCGTGAGGTTACGGACAGCGTGAGCCATGTCAGGCGGCTGAACAGCGAGCGCTATTTCGTCTGGCAAGAGGACGGAGAGAATGTGTTTCGTGCGAGCAATAATCATGCGGAGCGCTCCATGCAAGGCTCGACGGATTTATACACTAAGCAGGAGTTTGACCCGTGGGTAGAGGAGCTGGGTGCAGCGTTTGATAAAGCGGAAATCAGCTACATCTATACCTTTATCGAGTATGAGGAAGATACGGGATTTTATCACCATTCCTGGGACTGGGAGGTGCTCGGGTAATGGCAAAAATGAGCTATAACGGATTAACTGAGTATATCGCAAAAATCGAGGCACTTAATGCCGATATGGTGGGCATATCGACTAAAGTCGTTTATAGCGGTGCCGACGCTACAGCAAATGCAATCCGCGCCGAAATCGACCAGATCCCAAACAGCCTTTTAAACCGTGTCCAGCGCGAGGGATTAAAAGACGGTTTAGGTATCGCCCACATCATAACTGAGAGCGGCAAAACAAACACGCGTATCGGTTTTAACGGCTACAACGAACTGCGCGTGGGCAAGTACCGCGCTAAGGGTCAGCCTAATGCAATGATTGCCCGCGTGGTGGCCAAGGGCGTGAGCTGGCGCGGCGGTAAATATGATTTCGTAAAAATTGCGGTCCGCAAAGCGCGCAAGCAAGCGCAGGCGGCAATGCAAGAAACGTTTAACGAAGAGATAGAAAAAATCATGAGGGGGTAAGAAAATGGCAAATATAGGTTTGAGCAAGCCTAAATATGCAATCTATAAAAATAACGGCACGACTGTCACCTATTCCGGTGGTGCGGTGATTGGGAAAGCGGTATCGCTGGATATGTCCTTAGACGGCGGAGATACGAATATTTTATACGCCGATAATGGGGCGGCGGAGAGTGCAAACAGCTTCGGCGGCGGGACGCTGACATTAAATACTGATGATTTGCTGCCTGCACCGATGGCAGCAATTTTAGGAGTGACGGAAAGCGCAATCAGCGGAGTAGAGGCAGTGACTACGGCTGACGCAAAATGGCTGTTGTTTAACGATGACCAAGAAACGCCGTATGTAGGTTTCGGGGCGATCGGCAAAAAACAGGTCAATAACCAAACAAAATGGGTGGCGATCATTTATCCGAAAATCCAATTTCAAAATTTGGGCGACGCGCTGACGACGCAGGGCGAAACAATCGAATGGCAGACGCCGGAGATTACAGCTACACTGATGCGCGACGATACTGCCAAACACGAATGGCGCAGAATGTCGAGCCCGTTAGACAGCGAGGCAGAGGCGGAAGCACTGCTCGATAGTTTTCTGAATATTACAGCCTAAGGAGGAAAAGCAATGCGCACAACTACTACAGAATTGCAAGGGAAAGAGTACTTGCTGTGCTTATCTTTACGCGGTATTTCTAATTTAGAAAAACGCTACGGAAGTTTAGAAAATGTGACTAAGGTAATGTCTAAACCCAATATTGGTGACGCAATAATTCTTCTGGCAGAGATGATGAACTGTGGCGCGAAATATGCCAAGAAAAACGGCATCGAAAATCCGGAGCCGCTAAGTGCAGAAATGCTGGGCGATGAGTTGGATATGGCGGATTTTGCGCCGATGATGGCTAAAATCGGCGAAACAGTGCGCTTGAGCATGGAGCGCGAAGTAGAGGCAATCCCAAACGCCAAAGCCACGGCACAAGTATCGAAATGAATACGGTGTCGTGGCTGGCATGGCAGGGAATGCAGGCGGGATTAGACTATGACCATGCTTGGTTATTGCCATTGGGAGAAGTCATTGATTATATAGCGATCTGGAAAATCATGACCGGGGCGGCTAAGCAAAAAAGACGCGAAAAAGATTTCTGGGAGCTGATGGAGTACAAATAGGGCTATGCCTAAGGGTATAGCCCTTAATTTTTAAGGTAAGGGGGTGAGACTTTTGGCAGATAAAGCGGATATAGGCGCAAAAATAGAGATAGACGGAGAAAAGCAATATCGCGATAGCCTAAAAGCTATAGACAGCGAACTAAAAGCTATGCGTAGCGAGATGGACTTAGCGGCGGCCAGCATGGACGATATGGCCGACAGCGAAGAAAAAAACGCTAAGCAGGGCGAGGCCTTGGAAAAAATCATGGCCAAGCAAGAAGATAAGCTAAAGCTGATGAATACGCAGTATGAGCGGTCAGTAGGCAGGCTGAATGATTTAGGGGCGGCGCTTGACGCGGCAAAAAGAGAATTTGGCGAAAATTCGGTCGAGGCAGGAAAAGCACAAGACGCATATAACAAGCAGCTAACGGCGGCGATGAATTTGAAAACGCAGATCAACAAAACTGCTACAGAACTGCAGAAAAGCAAAACAGATTTTGCAAATTTAAGCGGAGCGGCAGATAAACTGGGCGATAGTTTAGATGATGTCGAGGACGCGAGCGGCAAAATCGGAACATCGTTAAAAGATGTTTTTGCAGGTAATGTCTTGGCCAATGCTGCCTCGGCGGTCGCAGGGGCAGTCGCAAATATCGCCGGTTCTTTTATCAATTTGGACGAGGCGACCGAGGAAGTGCGCGAGAATTTAAGCAAGGTCGACAGCGCATTTACGACCAGCGGCAAGAGCAGCGAAAGCGCGCGTAAGGCTTACCGAGATTTTTATAAAATTCTGGGTGACAGCGATACGGCGGCGGAAAGTACGCAGCTTTTAGCGCAGTTAGCGGAAAATGAGCAGAATGTCGACAAATGGACGCGCACGGCTACCGGTGTTATGGCTACTTTTGGCGATAGTTTGCCGATAAACTCGCTGATCGAGGCGTCCAATGAAACGGCCAAGGTTGGCACGGTAACTGGTGTCTTAGCCGACGCTTTAAACTGGGTCGGAATTTCGGAGGATGAATTTAACGAAAAGTTGGCCGCGCTGGGCACGGAGCAGGAAAGAAACGCATTAATCACCGAAACGCTGGCGGCAACCTATGAGGACGCGGCGGCAGCCTACGAAGAAAACAATGCCGGAATCATGACCGCGCGCGATTTGCAGGCGCAGTTAGACGAAAGCTTGGCCAACCTTGGCGGCACGGTGCAGGATGTGAAAAACGGACTGTTGGCAGATTTCCTGCCGTCTATCGTGCAGATAATCGACGGATTTAACGATTTTGTAAACGGCGTGGACGGCGCGGATAAAGCGCTGGAAGAGGGCATCGGCAATATGGTGGATACCGCGATAGACAAATTGCCCGAGTTTTTGGAATTTGGCGCGAAAGTCATCGGCGAGATAGCCAAAGGATTGATTTTGCATTTGCCTGATATCATGGCAGCAGCAGTAAAAATGGTGTGGACACTAACCACGACTATAGCCAGCCTTTTCCCGGATATTTTCAGCGCCGGGGTAGATATGCTGAAACAAGCAGCCGACGGCGCCGTTACAATGATCAAACAATTTGTTTCAATCGGCACAAACGTCGTGAGCGGTCTGTGGGAGGGGATCAAGAGTAAATCCTCGTGGCTGAAAAACCAGATCAAGGACTGGTGCAGCAGTATCGTGGATAATGTCAAAGAATTTTTCCATATCAATTCGCCCTCACGAGTTTTTAGAGATGAAATCGGGCAATTCCTACCGCAGGGCTTGGCACTCGGTATCGACAAAGGTGCAAAAACGGCGTTTGACAGCATGAAGAATTTTAATCAGCAACTGCTAAGCGCCGGCGAAATGATCGTGCCGCAAGCCTCGCAAAGCGCGCAAAACCAAGGATTGGTCGAAAGCCTAATCAACGGTTTAGGCGTGATGCAGGATAAGGCGGTCACGGTGGTGGCGCAGGTCGTGCTGCCGAACGGCGAAGTCTTGGCCGAAACGGTTTTCAATGATTTGCTGAATGTCTCAAAGCAAAGGGGGGTTAGCCTTGCAACAACTTAAAATCTACAACGCCCAAAATCAAGCAATCGAGCTGCCGCGCACAAAAAAAATTTCGATGGGCGGCGCACTGGTGGCAACCGAGGTCGAGATGGTCAGCGGGCGCAGAGTGCAGTATGTGCAAGGCTTCCGCCCGAGCTTTACGGCGGAGTGGGACTGGTTTCCGAATGACCTTTTAGCCCAGCT